TATAGTTAACGCATGTTGCGTTAGCATCTAAAGGAACAAGGAATAGCCATCCAAACCCAAGAATTGTGGCTAATGATAATCTCCAAGCTTTAGTCCTAGTCAACTTAAAACTCCCTATTACAACTTTTGTAACAAGTTAATTATAACATTGAATTATTTAGCGTTGTCTGTTTTGTAGAAGCCTGCGCCTTTAAACTGAATACCAAAAGTGCCAAACTGTTTAACCATTGCAGCACCACATTTTTCACAAAGCTCCACCATGTCTGATTGTGAAAAAGGTTTTGGAATTTCTTTTGTGTAGTTACAAATAACACATTTGTAATCGTAATTCGGCATTCTTTCTCCTTAAATTTTAATGAGCAGTTTATGAAGGACATGCTCAGGTCCTATCCTAAGGCGTAACTATTCGGCCCGTGTCCATCTACATGGACAGAACCATTATACCCTATTTGACCTTTATAGTCTTTGGCTTTTTGTCTTCTGGAATTATACGATCTACATCAATGTGTAGCATGCCGTTTTTAAATTCCGCTCCGACTACCTCCATATATTCACCAAGCGCAAATGTACGTGTGAATTTACGGGCGGCAATTCCTTTGTGAAGAACTTCACCAGTTTCTTCTGTAGCAACTTCACCCTTAACAATAAGAGTTTGGTTGTCTACTGAAACTTCAATATCCTTCTTATCAAAACCTGCCACTGCCAAAGAGACACGATATGAATCTTCGTCTACTTTGACAATATTGTATGGCGGGAAAGATTGAGATGTAGCCTCACGATGGATATTATTTAGTCTTTCTACTTCACGATTGAAGCCAATAAAAAATGGATCTCTGAAAAGATCCATAGCAAATGTTGTTACCATTTTATTCCTCCTTTAAGCGAATAAGTTAATATGTGGGCCCCGTTAGGCGACCCACATATATTATATCAAATAAGACTTTTATAGTCTAGTAAATCTTTTTCTTTTTATCCTTCATTTTTTGCTCATCTGCTTCTGAGGCATAAAGAGCTCTCATTTGCGCTTTAGCTGCTGATTCACCTATATGGCAACCAACTAATTCATTTGATCCCTGCTTTACTACTGCATATCCTTTGCATCCAGCAAAGTTTTGTTTAATTTCCCAAGGCATATTTTCTCCTAATTGTTTGGGGTCTCATCAAAATTCATTTCGATCAGACCTAATTGTTTTGCTAACTTTTGTCCTTCTGGACTTAGATGAAGAGTTGCTTCAAGATTTTCATTATATTCAACTTCCATCAATCCCGCTTCATATAATTTCATTAGAGATTCATCAACATATTTAACATGCGCTTCCCATAATTCTGGTGCTACTTCTTTGGCAGATTCGCTAATCGAGAAAATTAATTCTCCACTTTCATCAATGCCTTCAAGACTAATTGCACCTATTTCTATATAGCGTTGAAGTTCCATGTCCTCGTCTCTTTCTTCGTCCATACTATTATTATACTCTCTTTCCCATAGTCCGCCAGGTTGGATTTGAACCAACGATTCATACCTTATAAGAGTATTTCCAAAACCAGACTAGGATACTGGCGGTCTGTTAATGTATGAAATTGCTTTTTTCATTAAATTTGCATCATCAGAAAAAAGACCTATTGCTGTATTACAGTTACTACATAATACACCACGAATGCATTTTCCACAAGAGTAATAACCTTTACAGCAAGAATGATCGTGGTCTATATGAGAAGCTTGTTTTTCTCTACAAATCCAGCATTTGTCATTATATTTATTCAACATTTCATCATAAAATTCTTTAGAGATATGATGTTTTTTAAATCTTCTAGGATCATATCCAAGTAAAGCATTATCACTTTTACGCTTTTCTCTTCTATATTTATTAGCAGCCAAACGACATTCATTACATGGCTTCTCTTTATTTTTACCATGAGTTATATATCCAGAATAAGTTCCACATTCCAACATAAATATATTATATCATAACAAATGTATCATAACAACTATTGTATTGTCCCGTCCTCATTTTTGTCAATAGTGGTCTCCACCAGCTGCTGAACATAATCAGAAAAATGTTTTCTGATGCTTCCTGGAGGTCTTGATCCAAGAGATTTCCAAAGCCTCTTATATTCAATTACATTAGAAAATGTAGTTGGACATAGCAAGTAGCCAGCATACTCTTTTAAAGTAGTTGGCAAAGGCACATGCTTTCCACAACACTTGCATTCTTTTGCTTTATCTTGATATATACTCATAGTATTTCCATTCCTTCTAGTACATCCGCCAATCTTGTAGGCATTTTGGGAGCCCGTATAACATTAAGTCTAATTTCCTCATCATCTCTTGAAGGCTTACGCATTAAAGAGTCATATGTATGTACATCTATTTCTTGGTTGTTTTCAAATTTAGTTCTGCTAATCGCATTAAAAATAGATCCGCATACGGCATCTGCCAAATCTTTAGAGCCTTTTCTTGGGTGATCTACTTTATCTCTCATAATTTTTAATTGAAGTAATTCATCTATAAGTAATTTTATATTTGGGCCATGCAATCTGTCTTCAGATACAACCATAGCCATATCATCATAATGTTTTTTAGCAACAGACAATGTTTCTGTATTAATTCCGTATGCCTTCAATTGCTGCATCATATCGTGCGAATTCCATCTGTCAAATGTGCAAACCCTTATTTTAAATCCAAGGGTTCTAAGGGATAAGATGTAGTCTTTAACCTCTGTAAAATCTACTGACTTATCGGCAGTAGGTGTCCAGTATCTAACAGCATCCACTTCTACAATTGGCGCAGGCTGGGAGTATGTGTCAGTTACTTTTACATTAACCCATTTTTGAACATGGGCCATAGATACAGCACAGTGGTCATGCTTTTGTGCTAAGTCTACATGTATAAAGTATTCTTTATCAGGGTCTGGTGCGAACCAATTTTCAAATCTGCCAAAACTATCTACTGCTAATGCCATATTGCTAAATGCCCGCTCAATCTTTTCTCTAGACTTAAAGAAAGCATCGATTGCCTCAGAAGGCATACATGCAAATCTTCCTAAGGCGTCTGGCATATTACGATAAAAATCTACTTTAAAATCTTCAATCTTTTTTGTAGGGTTAATTTCCCATGTTGGTCTCTTTAATGCAAAAACTCTAGGAACATTATATGAGATTATATTGTCTTCTTCCCATTCAACGGTAACTTCATTTCCTTCTGTTCCGTCTGGAAGATCCTCGTCCATCTTCATAGTTTTAGTTCTTACAAGAACTTCTTTTTCTGCAATAACACCTTCGTAAAACTTTTGTATTGGATCGTTTTTAAATCGTGGAAAGGACAACAGAATCACTTTACCAAAATCTGGGAAACGGGATACAACCGAAGCACGATACATGTCGTAAATAGCGTCTGCTGTTTTAGCTTGATCATGGCCTGTTGTATTCTCTGTGGCAAAACCTGAAATTTCATCCAGTACTACTAGAATTACGTTATATCCTTCCCAGGCTTCACGCTCTGAGTGTCCTGAGTGTACGGTAATAGCTTTATTAAATTTCATCTCTGAGGCCTTGGCCTCATATTTGCCTATGAACCATGGGCTTCTATCAATACGTGTTTTAAATCCTTTAAAGAAAACATTATTAGCTTGCTGTGCGTTGATAGCAATATTAAGAATATCTATTGAGTCCCCAGGTGGTTTTCCATAGTATGTAGCAGGATCTTTAAGACATAATAGTAAATAAACTATGTATGCTACTGATATGGTTGAGCAATAGTCTTTACCACTACCCTTGCCTAATTGTGCAATGACTTCGTTACATGTTTGCTTATAACGACGTCTACCTTCTTCTTCTCCAAATAATTTAATAAGAGTGGATTCTTTATAGATTTGTGAGCTTTTTTCAATGAGCGTATATTGGTACTCCGAAAGATGGGGTAGTCCGAGATAGTCTTGGCTTGTAACGAATGTTCTAAGATCGACTGGTCTTTCATCAAACTCCTCTCCATCTAGGATATCAATGAGATCATTAAAGTTAAGATCCACTAGCTTCCTCTGCATCAATTACAACTGGCTCAACAACTCCAGTTATTTGCGACAATCGCTTTGCAACTTCCATTTTACATTTAGGACAGGTTGCAGTTACTTCTTTAAGAATCTTAACCAGCACTTCTTGCTTCCGCTCAGTTTCTGCCATTTGCGTCGCCAGCTCAGCATTATCAAGCAGGCCAACCTCTTGTAGCATTCCAATTCTTTTGCCTTCAATATCTGCAATAAGTTTTAGGGCAGTGGCTTTAACATTTAGCTGTCCAGCCTGATCTGCATCTTCTACAGTTTTCCAAGCTTCTTTAATGAGCATAGCGTAATGCTGGTCTGCTCCAGAGATGGCTTCTTTTGCCCTGTCACGAGCTCCAGAATCGCTTCTAACGACCTGCTTCCACTCATCTATGTATCCTAATACTTCTGCACGTTTAAAGCCCGTGACGGTGGCAATCTGGGTAGGGTTATTACCTTTAAGTAACTCCTCAACCACCTTATTCATGCGATCAAAATGATCAGCTAATTCAATGTCCATATATATACATTATAATCTTAGTTGACTAAAAAATCAACTAGATTTTTGCTTGGCAATCTTTAATAGTACTAAATATCCAATAAGATCATCAATATCATTATCTCCTGGATAATCTGTACCCTTCATTAATCTATTTAATTTATCATCAATACGGACATGAAGCTGCTCTCTTGGTCCCGCCTTTGAAAATATACGCACAGGGTCTAAAGCTGAATTACCATAGGCAATATTTTTCTTGACCAACATATGTGCAATTTCATGACAGGTTTCTAGAATTTCTTTGCCTGCCTCTGTGCCTACTGTAAGTAGATATAAGTCTTCACATTTAAATTGAGGTGAATCTGGAAATACTGGTTCTAACATATCCGCTCCTATTGAACTTGTGATTCATATCTTGAATCTATACTGAGTGGGTTCTCAATATATGGGGGAAGGGTATAAACATTAAATATACCCTGATGCCCTTTCCTAAAAATAAACCAATCTGTTGGATGATCAAACCCTATTTCTTCCACATACTTGCAGAGTTTTTCTGCTCCACGCTTTGAAATTACATAACATAAGGTAGACCAATCCTG